ATGCAAATGTCATGAATCTGTATCATAAACTCGATAATCGTCTCCAGTTTGACTATCTTATAAATAGTGTGAGAAGTCGGAAAAGAGCGAAAACCCAATGGTATAAGAAAGAAAAGGGTTTGAGTAATTTAGATATTGTTATGCTTACTTACGGTTATACTAAACCGAAGGCTGAAGCTGCTCTATCTATTCTGACTGAACAGCAAATAGCACTATTGAAAGCAAAACAAGAACAAAGGTGACGATATGAGTGACATACTAGAAACAATGGTTGAAGTTACCCTGCAAAAACCAGACGATTTCTTAAAAGTCAAAGAGACTTTAACAAGAATTGGTGTAGCTTCACGCAAAGAAAAGATACTCTATCAGTCTTGTCACATTTTGCACAAAAAAGGCAAATACTATATTGTGCACTTTAAGCAGATGTTTGTTCTTGACGGAAAGCCCACTGACTTTTCGGAAGGCGATATTGCACGCAGAAATACAATCGCAAACCTACTGGCCGAATGGGGTCTTGTAGAGATTGTAGACAAGACCATGACTGAGGAGCCAATTGCTCCTATGAGTCAGATCAAAATTGTATCATATAAAGAGAAAGGTGATTGGAAGTTAATTCCAAAGTATTCGATCGGAAAGAAATAAATGGAACAATTAAAATGGGATGAACGCTTAGGCTACGTCCCAGTTCCTCGTGAACCCAAATGGGTTTGGGAGGTTTTTGGGGATGGTGATCTTAAGATTGAATTTATGAATAATGTTAGTCTCTACAAAAGGCTAATAACAAAACTAACTCTTAAAAGCAAATGGACTAAATTGAGATGATAACAGCACAACATCTAGAAGAAATCTATGAAGTAAAAAGCTCAGTATTTCCTTCTTATCTTGAGCCGTTAGAAAAGACATTTGCTGAATTCAACATCAATACCGTAAATCGTAAGGCTGGATTCCTCTCCCAAATTGGAGTCGAGTCCAGCCTTTTGACACGTGTTATAGAAAACTTAAACTACTCTGCTCCAGGCTTGATAGCAACATTTCCTCATGTGTTTAACAAATACAATGCTGCTACATACGAGCACAAGCCAGAAAAGATAGCTAATTTGGCATATGCTAATAGATTAGGGAATGGCGGAGAGCCAACAGGCGATGGATGGAAGTATAGAGGTATGGGTCTTATTCAGCTAACTGGAAAAGATTTACATTCTCTATTTGCAGCGTATATTAAAATGCCTCTTGATAATGTTCAAGATTATCTACAAACAAAAGAAGGCGCTGCTCGTTCTGCTGGATGGTATTGGAACTATAGAGCAATAAATCAGTATGCTGATGCTGATAATATTGAACAAATTACAGCACACGTTAATGCAGCAAAACTTGCTCTAGCGTCTAGAACGAAATATTACAACAAAGCTAAACTAGTTTTGGCTTGACTTCACCTGAAAAATTAGGTATACTTGTAAGAACTGAAGGAGTTCTGAATGCGATTTTACACGTCCGCTATACAGCGCGGAAATTACATCTTTGTTAGAGGTTGGAATGGTGCAAAGCGCGAACACCATAAGGTACAGTATAAGCCATATTTGTTTGTTCCATGCAAAGAAGAGTCGGAGTATCATACTCTAGATGGAAATCCTGTAGCCAAATATGATTTCGAAAACCTTCAGGAAGGCAAAGAGTTTCTAAAGAAGTATGACGACTTGTCGAACTTTCCCATTTATGGTATTGATAAGTTTGTCTATGCGTTCATTAATGATGAATATCCTGGTGAAGTTCGATACGACAAAGAGCGTATGAACGTTGCAACTGTTGACATCGAAGTTAATTCCGATGGTGGGTTCCCTGATATTCGTGCAGCTGACCGAGAAGTTACAGCTATTACCTTGAAGAAGGGTAACAAAATCCGTGTCTTTGGATGCGGAGAATTTGATGTAAAGGATACAGGCGCAGTTTATTATAACTGTCGTGATGAAGAAGAGCTGCTTCTCAAATTCCTTGATTGTTGGGAAGAATTTGACATCGATGTCATTACTGGATGGAACATTGAGTTTTTCGATATTCCATATCTGGTAAACCGTATCACGAATGTTCTTGGTCACGACTTCGCTAAACGTCTTTCGCCTTGGAAGATTCTTTTGGAATCTAAGGTTGAAATCTTTGGTAAGGAGCAGCAAACCTATAATCCTATGGGTATTGTTATCATGGATTATCAGCAGCTGTATAAGAAATTTACCTATACGCAGCAGGAATCGTATCGGCTGGATCACATCGCCTACGTTGAGATTGGTGAGAATAAGCTAGACTATTCTGAATATGATAACATGCATGACTTCTTCTTGAATGACTATCAGAAGTTTATTGAATATAACATTCATGACGTTATTCTTGTTGATAAGTTGGATGAGCGTTTGAATCTTATGGATCAAGCGTTTACTATTGCTTATGACGCTAAGATCAACCTTGAAGACGTATTCACTTCTGTGCGTCTTTGGGACGTTATTATTCATAACTACATGATGGACAAAAAGCTGGTCATTCCTCAGAATAAGATTACCAGCAAAGGTGATCAATATGCTGGCGCTTTCGTTAAAGATCCGCAGGTAGGTATGCATGAATGGGTTGTGTCGTTTGACGTTACCTCGCTGTACCCTTCTCTGATTGTTCAGTATAATCTATCGCCGGAAACCTATGTTGGAAAAATTGATGGGTTTTGGAGTGTTGATGACCAACTTTATAACAATGCTTTGGCTAAATATGATAAGGAACTGACTGAGAAAAACTATACTCTTGCAGCCAACGGTTCTTTCTGGGACAAATCTAAAAAGGGAATTTTCCCTGAGATTGTCGAAAAGATGATGAAAGACCGTAAGGCATATAAGAATAAGATGTTTGAGGCTGAAAGAGAATACCAAAAGAATCCCACAAAGGAACTCAAGAATGCTATCGCTAGATACAACAACATGCAGATGGCTCGTAAAATTCAGCTCAACTCTCTTTATGGCGCTATTGGAAATGCTTATTGTCGGTGGTATAGTTTGGCTTTTGCTGAAGCAATTACCCTATCTGGCCAGCTTGCCATTAGATATGTAGAAACAAATATGAACCTGTATCTGAATAAGATACTTGGCACTAAAGATGAAGATTATGTTATTGCTGTAGATACCGATTCCAACTACGTTAAACTGGGGAAACTTGTCGATAAAATTGCTGATGGCAAAACTCTTGAGCAAAAGATCAACATTGTTGATAAAATTTGTAAGGAAAAGCTAGAGCCTTATATCGCAAAAACTCTTGATGCTTTTGCTGTGTATACTAAAGCATATAACTCGTTTCTTTCTATGAAGCGTGAAGCTATTGCAGACAAGGGCATCTGGACTGCCAAGAAGCGGTATATTCTTAACGTGTGGGATAGTGAAGGAATCCGGTATCCTGCACCTAAGCTAAAGATGATGGGTATTGAAGCTGTTAAATCATCAACTCCTTCTTCTTGCAGAGAAAAGATTAAGCAAGCTCTGAGGATTATGATGGAAGGAACAGAGGATCAGCTGGTCGAATTTATTGAACAATTCAAAGATGAGTTTGAAACTTTGCCCTTTGAAGAAATTGCCTTTCCTCGGGGCTGCAATAATCTTGCTAAGTTTTCCAGTCCATCCACCATCTATAGACTATCGACTCCGATTCATGTCAGAGGCGCTCTAGTTTATAATCATTTCCTTAAAGAAAAGGGATTGGATAGTAAATTTCCAGGCGTTCAGGAAGGTGAAAAGATTAAGTTCTGTTACATGACTACGCCCAATACTCTAAAAGAAAACGTAATATCTGTGGTTAATAATTTGCCAAAGTCATTGGACTTGGACAAATACATCGACTACGAAACTCAATTTAACAAAGCCTTTCTCGACCCGTTGCGAATAATTAGCAATGCAATTGGGTGGAAAACTGAATACGTTAACACTCTAGAAGATTTTTTCAATGATTAATACGGAGGTTTTATGAGCATTCTAGATAGACTAAAGAAAAACACTACAATTAAAGAAGCTGACATTCTTTCTGAATCGAAATTCTTTAATAAGAAAGATATGGTACAAACCACTGTTCCTATGATTAATGTCGCTTTGTCTGGCAGTCTTGATGGTGGCATCACTCCTGGACTTACTCTTTGGTGCGGCCCTTCGAAGCACTTCAAATCGTTCTTTTGCTTGCTTGAAGTTAAGGCATACTTAGACAAGTATCCTGAAGCAATCTGTCTGTTTTATGACTCGGAATTTGGTGCTGGTAAGAAATATTTTGAATCGATGGGTATTGATATGACTCGAGTTATTCATAGTCCCATTACTGATATTGAACAGCTAAAGTTTGATGCTACGTCTCAGATGAAGGAAATTCAGCGTGGCGACAAGGTCATTATCTTTGTTGACTCGGTAGGCAACCTTGCTTCTAAGAAAGAAGTTGAAGACGCTCTTGAAGGTAAGTCTGTTGCAGATATGACTCGTGCTAAGCAGCTCAAGTCTCTGTTCCGTATCATTACACCGCATCTGACTATCAAGGATATTCCGATGGTTGTGGTTAATCATACCTACCAGACTCAGGAAATGTATTCCAAGGCTGTTGTTTCTGGTGGTACTGGCATCTACTATTCGGCTGACAATATCTTCATTATTGGTCGTCAGCAGGAAAAGGATGGAACTGACATTACTGGCTACAACTTTATCATTAATGTAGAAAAGTCGCGTTACGTTCGTGAGAAGTCAAAGATTCCTATCGAAGTTCGGTTTGAAGGTGGAATTAGCACTTGGTCTGGTCTGCTTGATGTTGCTCTAGAATCCGGTCATGTGGTTAAGCCAAAGAACGGTTGGTATCAGCGAGTTGATCTAGAAACTGGGGAAGTTTCTGAAAAGAATTATCGTCGCGCAGAGACAGATAACAAGGATTTCTGGCTTCCTGTTCTTAGATCAAAGTCGTTCCGTAAGTATATTGAAGATAAC